GAGCACCGAACCCTCCCCCCCCCCACCACCAGGAGAACGAAATGGAAGTCAGATTCCCCCTGCATCAGATCCGTCGCTGTGCGGCCAATCCTCGCCGGGCTCGTTGGCCTGGCCACAATGTGTATCAGGTTCTGGCCTCTGTGGCCTCTCGGCTGGCCCCCGGCTGGCCGATGGTCACAAGGATCCGGAATATCGACGACGTCGCTTGATCACTCGCCCCTCAATCACTAGGAGATACCCATGAAAGCCAATACCGTCACCTTCGCCATCGGCGATCACGTCACCGTCACGAACGCTCAGACCGACGACTGCTCCGCCACCGGCATCATCGAGGAAATCGCCAAGGGCTGGTACCGCGTCCGCCTCGATGCCCCTGAAATCTTCGAGAAGTCGAAGAACGGCTGCGTTAGCGCCCGCGTCAGCTCCCTGGCTGCTTACAGCATGGCCTCCGCCGTCGAGCTGGCTGGTGCCGATCTGGACGAGGATGAGGAATCCGACGAGTCCGACGACGACCTGGACGAGGATGAGGAATCCGACGAGTCCGACGACGACCTGGACGAGGATGAGGCCCCCTGTTCCATGGCCGAGCAGCTCCGCCAGGCACGCGTCCGGTATGTCAAGACCAAGCGCCCCAGCGGTGCTGGCTCGATGGACAACGGCGATACCATCGCCAAGAATCTCCGGGATTTCGAGCCTGAGGAAGTCATGACGATCGCCGATCGCGTCTGCGAGGAATCGGCTGGGTTCCATGCCGCCAAGTACGACGGCCTCAACCCCGGCCAGAAGCGGATGAACAGCGGCAACAAGATCCGGTCGCGCTGGATGAAGGCGTGGAAAGAGAACAACAAGGACGAGATCATCCGGATCGCTGCAATCGTCGCCGTGGCCCTGCCGGAGGGATTCGGCGAGGAAGTCGAGGAAGTCGAAGCCTGATTCACCTGGCCCCCGCAGGGGGGCCACCGGTCCTGCCGTATCGCGGCAGCTGACGATGAAGGCGGTTACCTTCGAAACCGGGGAAATTGACATGACGAACACACTGACGCGTGGCGCCCTCATCGCCACGATGGACCAGCACCTTGGCAGACCGGACAGCCTATGGACGAAGGACCGGTACGGTGATTACCTGCGCCACCACAACGGTCTCGTGATCCGGCTGCACATCAAGGACCTTGTGGTCCGCTTCGAAGTGAAGACGCCTTACGGGGAGTGGGTTCGGCATCGTTCGGCCTATTTCAAGGACGTGAGGTTTGACGATCACATGTTTGACGGCAAGGCCGCCCCTGCCGTTTTCATCGGCAAGACCCCGCTCTGGCTGACCGAACCCCAGCCGATTTCCGTTTAGGGATTGTGCCGAGAGTCCCATCGTGGTATACTAGAGTCTTCGGGGGCGATCCTGCCCCCGATCAACCAAGGAGAGTGAAATGAACCAAGCCACCAATCAAGCCATCAGCCTCATGCCCAAAACCGTTCCTGGCGTCCTGGTCCAGATCGGTTACAGCGCGCACCTGCTGGTGCCGTCCAGCGTCGTCGGCACCCTCATCAAGATCCTCGATCAGTCCGTCCTGGTTCAGGAGAATTGGACCCGCGAAAGCGGAGAAATGTTGGTCAGCCAGTCCGGCGACGGATTCAAGATGAAGCTCGGCACCTTTCACGTCCACACGCAGGAGCAGTACGAGGAATTCCGTCGGCTCGAGGACGAGAAGAGGGAAGCCGAGAAGGAAGCTGCCGAAGCCGAGAAGGAAGCTGCCGAAGCCAACAACGACGCCGATTGATCACCCGCCATCTGGCCCCGCCATCAGTACTGGCGGGGCCATCACCGAGGAACAAACATGAATCGCTACTACTCCGACGTCACGCCCAAGGGCAACTCGTCCGTCTCCACGGTCAGCAAGGAGCACGCCGATCAGATCGCGCTGGCCATGGACGACGCAGGTTGCGTGAACTGCTACCAGTGCTCGTTCTGCGTCCGCTGCGTGGCCTGCTACGACTGCCACAACTGCGAGGATTGCGTCAACTGCGCTAACTGCGAGCACTGTACTCGATGCGTCAATTCGGTAATGTGCGCCAATTGCGTCAATTGCGTTTGCTGCTCGGCATGCGACGACTGCATGTATTGCGTCAATAGCGCAGACGTTGCATGTCTCGCCAACGTGCGCAACGTGACGAAATGAGCAGGGCGGCGAGCGTACGCAGGCTGCTCGCCATCTGCCTGCTTCCTTGGATCATCATTATAGGGGTAATGCTGACATGAAACACGTACTGACTGCCTACCTGGTCGTCTATGACGAGCACGGAGCCATCATCCATACCGGCAAGTCTGGCGAGGAGGTTCCGCAATCCGTCATGGATCGCGCCAAGACCGTGACCACGACCGTTGTGAAGACCGTCCTTGACAGCCACGGTGAGGTTGTCTCGGCCAAACTGTTGTAGGAGAGGAACATGTACACGTTTGAGACGGAAAAGAGGAACGTTGCGACCAGCATCATCAGTCAGCATGACGCCGAGGCCAAGGCCCAGAACATGGACGACAACGGCTGCGTGAACTGCACGGACTGCACGGACTGCACGGGCTGCACGGACTGCACGGGCTGCACGAACTGCACGAACTGCAAGTACTGCACGGACTGCACGGACTGCACGGGCTGCACGGACTGCACGGGCTGCACGAACTGCACGAACTGCAAGTACTGCACGGGCTGTATGCACTGCGCGGACTGCACGAACTGCACGCACTGCGCGGACTGCACGCACTGCATGCACTGCGCGGACTGCACGAACTGCACGCACTGCGCGGACTGCACGCACTGCACGCACTGCACGCACTGTACGCACTGCAGGCACTGCACGGACTGCACGTACTGCGCGAACTGCACGCGCTGCAAGTACTGCACGGGCTGTATGCACTGCGCGGACTGCACGCACTGCGCGGACTGCACGCACTGCACGCACTGTACGCACTGCAGGCACTGCATGGACTGCATGGACTGCATGGACTGCACGGACTGCACGAACTGCACGCACTGCACGGACTGCACGTACTGCGCGAACTGCACGCGCTGCGCGGACTGCACGCACTGCAGGTATTGCACGGGCTGCAGGTATTGCATGAACTGGAGGGGAGGGGCGGTGAGGGATCTCATTTGCATCAACGCAACCCCTTGGACCATTGCCATTTCCGCCACTCACGCTCAGGTTGGTTGTGTTAACATGAGTCACGAGTGGTGGTTAGCGGCAACTGACGAAGACATAGGGAACAAATCGAGATCGTCAGTCCCCGAGATCGTCAATTACCGCAAAAAGTACGGCTTCCTGATCAAGTCCTTGATCGCAACCATGAAGGAGAAGTCAAATGACCAAGAGAACTGAAATTCTCCAGCAGGTGCTGGACCTTACCAACAAGGCCGGGAGCGACGCTCGGGTGACCCACATCCGGCTGACCAGGGTCAAAGGGTTCAAGAAGAACATCCTGCTCCAGCTCGCTGCCCGGCATCACTACAACGTGGCTAGGGTCAATTGCGAGATCGCCGTCTTCCTCGAATCACTTTTGCACAAGGAGAACCGTAAATGAGCACCCAAATCGATCACACGGTAGCGTCGCTCGTCGGCAGCGCTGCCTCAAACATCCTCGCGGCCATCGTCGCGAAGACCGGAATCAACGTTCCCAGACCGGCTGTCATCGATCACATCGTGGCCCTGTATGACCGGCTGGTCAAGGAATACGTCGACGACGACACCGGCTGGGAACAGAGGCCGATGCCCGGCCAGTACGACATCTACCTCGAGATTCGGCGCGAGTCCGGTACGGTGACCGCTTACGATCTGGTCCGGCGCGGTCTGGCCGTCGAAGATTTCACCGACGGGGTGGAATTCAACAAGCACAACATGCGGGTAGCCGAATCCAGGATGCGTACGGCACCGCAGGGGTGCATGTTGAAGGAGTGCTCTTCCTGCGGCCAGCTCAAGGACAGGGCCAAGTTCCCCAAGGCCGGCGGCTCGAAGTGCAAGACGTGCGTCGATCGTTCCACTCGGTCCAACCGCAAACAACGCGAATCAATTTAACGAAACAGGCCGGGGCAATGGTTATAGTATCTCATTCCCATTGTGCCCGGCTCCCGGGTGTGGTATAATAGAGTCTCATAGCAGGGGGGCGATCGGCCCCAATCAACCATTAACTTGAGGAGAATGAAAATGGAAGCAACCACCGAAGTCACGGCGAAGGCCAGGATCCGTCCGAACATCGCCAATATGGTCAAGGGTCCCAACGGCAGCTACCACAAGGGCGACGTCATCGGCAACGTTCTGGCCGGCCTGAGTGTCGATCAGGTCCTGTTCATCGCCACCGAGTGCGGCGTCGACATCAGCAAGTACGACAACCTGAACAACGGCCAGAAGCGGATGACCGTCGGCGGAATCCTGCGCAAGCTGACCAAGACCGTCGAGGGCGACGCCCTGACCGACAAGCAGCTGGAATCGAACCAGGATGCCGCCGATTGCCTGGCCCAGATCACGAAGCTCGCCGACGGTTTCCGCGCCGACAACGAAACCGCCAAGGCAGCCAAGACAGCGGCCAAGGCGGAAGCCAAGGCAGCCAAGACAGCGGCTGTCGAAGGCGACACCACGGATTCCGAAGGCGGCACGCTCGACTGATCCCCCGCGTTTGGTGGTACCGTATAACCACCCTCTCCTTTACGTTTGGCGGTATCGTATAAACCGCCACTCTCTTCTTCGGGGGATACGATGAAGGCAGTCATTGAAGACGGGACAATTGTCCTCAGGCTCCCGTTTTTCCAGAATTTCATAGCCAAGTCGGCTGGCGCCCGGTGGCACCCTGCGACTAAGACTTGGCGCTGTTCGCCCAATCCGCTAGTAGCAGCGTTGCTGACTGCGGCGCTGCCGAGGGAAGAGATCAGTGACGACATCCTGATCCTCAACGACGCCCCGGTTGCCATCCCCAACAAGCCCGATGATTTCAACGAATTCGTTCGCGGCGTTACCCTGCGGCCCCGACAGGTGCAGGGGCTGAACAAAGCCTGGGACCGGAATGGCTACGCCTTGTTCTGGGTTATGGGGGCTGGCAAGACGCTGGCCACCATCGCCCTGGCCGGGGCCAGATTTGACCGGGGCCTGATCCAGCGCCTGTTGGTAGTTTGCCCGACGTCCATCAAAGGAGTGTGGGCCAAAGAGCTGAACAGGTATGCCAAGTTCCCCGTTTCTTTGTATATTCATGAGTCTGGGAAGACGCCGCCGCGAGTCTGGCACGAGCCCGACGAAGAGCGGCCCTTGTTGATAATGGTGGCGGGGATCGAGTCCCTGTCAGCCGGGTCTGGGGAGTCCATCTGCAAAGAGTTCTTAACCCCAGGCAACGCGATGGTGGTGCTGGACGAGAGCAGCCGGATTAAACATCACGACTCTGGCAGGACCAAGGCATCGTTGCGGCTGTCGCAGCTAGCGAGTTTTCGGCTGGCCCTGACCGGCACCAACGCCACGCAGGGGATTCAGGACCTGTACACTCAAATGCATTTCGTTGACCCCATGGCCATCGGGGAGATTTCGTATTACTCGTTCAGGTCCCGATACTGCGTCATGGGCGGGTTCCAGGAAAAGAAGATCGTTGGTTATACCAGGGTAGACACCCTGTTGAACAAGATCGCCCCGTACAGCGATACCATCCGAAAATCTGACATGAAGGATCTCCCTCCGAAGCTGTACCAGACGAGGAGGGTATCGGCCAGCAAAGAGCAGCTCGACATCTGCAAGTATCTTCGCCGGGATCTGAAGATGAAACTGTCCGAGGACAGACAGCACCGGGTCAAGAACGTACTAGAGGCTATGTTAATGGCACAGCAGGTGGCTGGCGGGTTCGACCACACCGGGGAGCCGCTCAGGTCAAACCCGAAGCTCGACGAGTTGATGGACTTGCTGGAAGAGTTCGACGGCAAGGCGGTGATCTGGGCTCGGTTCCTGCCAGAGGTTGCTGCTATTGTCAAACGTTTGAATGAAAGGTACGATCGAGCCACGGTCGTGCTGACCGGTGCTGTTCCGCCGGCTGACCGCCAGCCGCTGATCGACAGATTCCAGGCCGACGACAAGATCAGGTTTTTTGTTTCGAGCCAGACAGTGGGCGGGGCTGGGGTGACATTAACCGCAGCGACACTGGCTGTCTATTACAGCAACACGTTTAATCTAGAGGACCGTCTGCAATCCGAGGACCGAAATCACCGGTTCGGCCAGACGAATTCCTGCCTGTATGTCGATCTGACGTCCAATCTCCAGGTAGACCAAACCATTGCTGAAACTATCGGGAATAAGCTCGTGATGTCGAAGTTCGTGGCCGACACCCTGGCCAACAGCGGTGAAGTAGATTCCTTGATCTAGTTGATACTATGCACGAGCCCGTAGCTGTGGTATACTAGAGTTTTTGACGTAGGAGAGGACGACATGAGTATTGATCAATTGAAGGAGCTGGCCGGCGAGATGCGCCGGATTCAGGTAAGGTTGGAGGAGCTGGATGCCGAGTGGAAGCCGCTGATCAAGCGGTTGGACGAAATCCGGCTGAAGGAGATCCCGGACTTGATGTCTGAAGAGGGCGTCCGCACGGCATCATTCGTCGGCATTGGCAGGGTGCAGCTGACGTCGGACCTGTATGTGTCCATCGTCGGACCGAAGGACGAAGCCTACGAGTGGCTCACCAGCAATGGCTACGGAGGGGTGGTGGTCGATTACGTCCACCCTTCTACCATGAAGGCGATCACGAAGGAGATGTTGCAGAACGGGAAGCAGCCCCCGGAAGAGCTGTTCAAAGTTAGTCCGTTCATGCGGGCGTCAATCACAAAGGAAAAAGTGCAATGAAAAAAGAAAATGCAGTAGCAACCCTGATCGCCGGCGTTGAAGCAGAACGCCCCGATTGGCTCAAGGCCGGCAACGCCGGCAGCGAAGAGGTCCGGGCGACGGACATGATCATCCCCCGGCTCGACGTTCTGCAGGCGCTGTCGCCGCAGATCAAGAAGAGCGACCCGTCCTACATTCCCGGCGCTGAGCAGGGAATGATCTACAACACCGTCACCGGCGAACTGTACGGTGCCGAAGTCAATTTCGTCCCGGTGTTTTTCCGCAAGGAGTGGCTGCTCTGGAAGACCCGCAAGGCTGGGGGCGGATTCTTCGGGGCCTACCGGACCGAGGCAGAGGCCAACATCGCCTTGTGTGCATCCCAGGACCCCGGCAGTCACGAGGTTGTCGAGACGCATCAGCACTTCGTGCTCGTCCTCCTGCCACATGGCGTCCAGCAGGCCGTCATGTCGATGTCGAAGTCGAAGCTCAAGGTCAGCCGGTCGCTCAACACCCTGGTCCAGATGTCGGAAGCAGACCGCTTCGCCAAGGCGTACAAGGCGTCGACCGTCGAGGCATCATCGCAGAAGGGCGAGTTCTGGAACCTGAGGATCACGGCCATCGGTTTCGTTACGAAGCAGCTCTACGACAAGGGCAAGGAGTTGTACGAGGCCATCAAGTCCGGCGCTGCCGATGTCGATCGCACTTCGCCCGATTCCGGCGAAGGCCATGTCGAATCAGCGGAGCTTTGACCATGGCCGGCCAGTACGACGACACCAACCGGGGGGTACTGTTCAAGAACGACAGGAAGGAATCCCCCAACCACCCCGATTACAAGGGCTCCATCAACGTCGGCGGGGAGGATTACTGGATCAGCGGCTGGATCAAGACCGCCGGTCCCAGCGCCCGCAACCCTGGGTCTAAGTTCTTGTCGGTGCAGGTGACGCCGAAGGAAGACAAGGCCCCGCCCCCGCGATACACCACGCCCGATCTGAGCGACGACGACGACGACATCCCGTTCTAGGAAACAAGCGGGGCGGCTAATCCCCGCCCCATTTCCACGGGGGTGGTTATGAGACTTGATTCTTGCCCTGTCATAGGGTTCGATACAGAGACTACCGGCCTGCGTTATATGGTCGATCGCGTGTTCGGGTTCAGCATCGCTGCCCCGGATGGTACCAAAGAATACCACGACATACGCCAGAATCCGGGGGCGATCGACTGGTTCAACGACGAGATGAGCCGATTTACCGGCACCATCGTTTGCCATAACGCTAGCTTTGACTACCGGATGGCGAAATCCACAGGGTTGTATCTCCCGCTGTCTCAGGTTGATGACACAGCGGTGAGGGCCTGCCTGCTCAACGAGCACGAGCACTCTTTTTCCCTGGAATCTCTCTCCGCGAAATACCTGAAGCAGGGCAAGGAGGACATCTATCCTGAGTTGGCGAAGCTGTTTGGCGGAAGGGCCACTCGGTCTGTGCAGATGCCAAACATCCACAGGGCTCCCCCCGAGATGGTTGCACAATACGCTACCACGGATGCCCTGCTGGCCCTGCGCCTGTACGAGTGGCAGGAAGAGGAGATCAAACATCAGGGGATCGAGCGGATCGTTCAGTTCGAGCGGAGGGTCATGAAGCCCCTGATTGAGGCGGAGGGCAGAGGCATCCGGGTGGATGCCGATCGGGCCATCCGGGCCATGGAAGAGCTGACGGTGAAAATAGATCGGTCGGAGAAGGAACTTTACTCTCTCATAGGCCGGCAGGTTAATGTTAACAGCCCGAAGCAGATCAAGGAGTTGTTCGGGGCTAAGAAGACAGATAACGGGTGGATCGCGGACAACGGGGCCAGCCTGCCATCAACGGATTCCGGGGGGCCGTCCCTCGACGCATTGGTGCTCAAGGCCATGGCTTGGGATAAACGAGCCGAGCTGATCCTATTAATCCGCTCTATGATCAAGACCCGCGACACCTTTCTTGGTGGCCATGTCTTGGGCCACATGGTGGGCGACCGGGTGTATCCCCGGATAAATCAGAACAAGAGCGATGAGGGCGGCACTGGGTCCGGCAGGCTGTCATACGTCGATCCGGCACTCCAACAGATCCCGGCCAGGAACAAAGAGGTCGCAGCGATCGTCAAGCCGGTGTTCCTGCCTGAGAGGGGGTGCCGATGGGCGTCGCTGGATCAGCACAGCTTCGAGGTCAGGGTATTCGCCCATCTGGTGAACAACCCGTCGATTATCGGCGCGTACCACAAGGACGAGCGGCTGGATTTCCATTCGTTCGTGGCCAGTCTGACCGGTCTGGTGCGGAATGCCACCTATAGCGGCCAGCCCAACGCCAAGCAACTCAATCTGTCCGCCATCTTTAACAGCGGGAATGGTGCGATTGCGGAGCAGATGGGCATGCCCTGGGAATGGTCGTCATTCAGAGCAAAAGACGGCAAGGAGATCACCTACAAGAAGGCCGGTGAAGAAGCGATGGCGGTGATCGAGGAGTACCATAGGAGAGTTCCGGGGGTCAAAGAACTGGCCGACAAGGCCAAGAAGATCGCGGAGCAGTACGGGTATGTCCAAACCAAATATGGCCGCAGGATCAGGTTCCCGAACAAGTACAAGACGTACAAGGCATCCGGCCTGACCATTCAGGCGACGTCAGCTGACATCAACAAAGAGATGTGGTTGGTGGCAGCGGACGAAGCCTCATACAGCGGATGCCGGATGATCATGAACACGCATGATTCGTATGAGATCAACGTGCCGGAGGGCGAGGATCCAAAGGCTATGAGGGATAGGTTGCAGGAGTCCCTCAGGAGCAGGGTTCCGTGGTTTAGGGTGCCCTTGGTGCTGGACCTCAAGGGCGTAGGCGACAATTTTTGGGCCAAGTGATGGAAATATCCCCTAAGGACTTATTAGACCTGTCGCCGCCCACTCTGCGGTTTGCTCGCAGGGTGCACGCGGCGGCTCTTTATTACATCCGGAATGGCTTGCCTGTCATCCCGATAAAAAGCGGGGACAAGGGGCTCCCGGAAGGGACCGGACTCAATTACCAGTCGGCATCGCTCAAGAAGGACACCATTGATCGATGGTTCGGGACAGAGGGCAAGTACGCTGGGTTTAACATAGGCATCGCCTGCGGCACTAACACCGGGGTGATGGCACTTGACATCGATTCCAAGCCAGTCAGGGGCACGACCGGGCTAATCGAACTGAAGAAGATCACGGACAAGGAAGGGCCGCTCCCGGCGGGGCCTGTCCAGAAGACGCCTTCCGGAGGATTTCATCATCTGTTCAAGTGGCAGGAGAATGCTGTTTCGAGCTCGTCCAAGGTGGCTAATGGCATTGATACCAGGGGAGGGATGGCAGACCGTTACACCGGCCACATTGTAGTCTATCCTTCAGTGGTCGACGGCCATACGTACGAGTGGGTGGAGGGAGGCGTCGTGCCCGAAGCCCCGAAGTGGTTGATGGATAAATTGGGGAAGCCCTGGTCTCCATCAGACGTCAAGCCCACGAAGACGGAGATATCTGAGGACCAGGTAAGCAGAATGCTGGCTGCGATCGACCCAAATGACTTGTCGTATGAGGAATGGGTCAAGGTCGGAATGGCCCTGAAGTCCTGCCAGGGCGAGAATGGGTTCGCTCTGTGGGACGAATGGTCGATCAGGGGCGAGAGGAGGAAAGACGGGGAGTGCGGATTCCGGTGGAAGTCTTTCAACGACGACGGCCCTGTGGGATTCGGTACTCTACTGTTCATGGCCAAGAACGCCGGCTGGCGACCGATGCCGGGGGACGTCACCTCCTCTGGGAATGAATCCGAGGTGGAGGAGAGAGTCCTAGAGATGAACACGAGGTATGCTCTGGTCAGAGCCAGCAAATCCCTGATGATGGCCACCTTCAGCAACAACGCGGACAACAAGAGCGTTGACTTTCTGTCTATGCAGTCATTCAAGGATTTGACGGCCCCGGAGAAGATCCTCGTCAATACTTCGAGGGGGGTCGTACAGAAACCGATGGCCGACATTTGGCTGGCGTCGCCGTTGAGGAGGGCGTACAGCGGGATGGGCATTTACCCTCGGAACGATGGGCCGTCGAATATGCTAAACATCTGGGATGGTTGGGGCGTCGAGCCAAGCGAGACCGCATCCTGCGACCTGTACTTGTTCCATCTCAGGACGGTGATTTGCTCAGGCGACGAGACTATTTACGGGTGGCTGCTGGACTGGATGGCAGACTGCGTACAGGACTCCCGCCTGGTGAAAGGTTGCTGCGTGGTCCTCCGGGGAATCGAGGGGTGCGGGAAGGGGGTGTTTGCGGACAATTTCGGCAAACTATTCGGCGCTCATTATTCCCACATCATCGACTCCGAAAGGTTAACCGGGAAGTTCAACAGCTATCTGGCGGACAGCATCGTTATTTATGCCGATGAGGTCCTGTGGCCAGGGGATAGGAAAGCGGCGAACATACTGAAGGGCAGGATCACCGAGACGCGAATCCACCGAGAGGCCAAAGGGATCGATGCCGTCGAGGTCGACAATTTGGCCAGGGTGATAATCGCGTCCAACGAGGACTGGATAATCCCGGCTGGCCCTCAATCCCGGCGGTGGTGCGTGCTGAATGTCAGTGGCAGCAAGGTTGGGAACAGGGAGTATTTCGATCGGTTGTCTGACGAGATGAACAACGGGGGCCGGGCAGCTCTGCTGCACCTGCTACTGAACCGGAAGATCACCAGAGACTTGCGGCTGGCCCCCGTAACTGATGCCCTGTTGGAGCAGCGAGCGATGTCAGCGGGGCACGATAGCGTGATGCATTGGCTCAACGAGGCCCTGGCCAAGGGGACTTTCGACACGATCGACATAGAGGCGTCTGTGGGTGACGACATCCGGTGGCCTAGAAAAGTCCGAAAGTACGAGCTGTATGCCGAGTATAGGGGATGGGCAAAAGATACAGGGGTCAGCCGGTACGACGTGTTGCAGCTGGCGGTGTTCTCGAGCAGGATCGAACGATACGGATTCTCGGTGTCCAGCGACATCGCCGAAGTCCCCTCGAAGGACGATCTAATGAATCGTCTGCATAAAGCTCTGGGGCAGGGTTGATACTATGCAGGGCAGCGTGGGTATGGTATACTATGGGTGCGGGGATGCCGCGTGGAGCAGTAATTCAACAGGAGAAACGACATGAGTAAGAGAGTAGATGTGGTGGTTGATTTGCAGTTCGGCAGCACGGGCAAGGGCTTGCTGTCGGCCTATCTTTCCACCAGGGAGCGCTACACGGGGGCCATCTCTGTCAACATGCCCAATGCCGGCCACACGGCGTACGACTTCGAGGGCAACAAGTTCGTGCACAAGGTCCTGCCGTCCGGCCTGTTCAGCCCGTATCTGGAGTTCATCGGCATCGGCCCCGGATCGGTGTTCAGCATCGACCGTCTGGCCAAGGAATGGGCCAACGTGAAAGATAAGATCCAGGGCGAATTCCAGTTGATGATCCATGAGGCGGCTGGGGTTCTTACCGAGGGGCACGCCGAGATCGAGAGGGCGTCGCTGGGGCGGATCGCCAGCACCATGCAGGGGTCAGGGGCCGCCCTGTGCGACAAGGTCATGAGGAATCCGGGGGCGATCGCCAGAGACAACGAGTTCGCCATTTTGGCAAAGGTTCCTGACGCCAGGATTCTTACGAGCCAGCAATGGACGTCGCTCATTCACCATTCGACGGGACCGATTCTGGTCGAGGGCAGCCAGGGCTATTCCCTGGGGCTGTCGGCGGGGTTCTACCCGCACTGCACCAGCCGGGACTGCACCCCGGCCAGGGTGCTGGCCGATGCGAACGTGCCCCTGCAGATGGTCCGTCACGTGCACGGGTCCTGCAGGGTTCACCCGATCCGGGTAGGGAACGTCCCCGAGGGCACCAGCGGGGGTTGGTACGCGGACCAACAGGAGATCTATTTCAGATCCCTTGGTGTTGCCCCCGAGACGACCACCGTTACCGGCAGGGTTCGCAGGGTGGCGACGTTCTCCAAGATCCAGATCCAAGAAGCCATCCTGGCCGCGATGCCGGACCACATCTTCCTGAACTTCTTCCAGTACAACAAGGAACACTCGAACGCGGCGTTGGCCGATATCGTGTCGGTCTATCTCGCCAACCAACTCCCCCTTCCAAGGGTCTACATCGGCGAAGGCCCCATGCTTTACAACGTCAAGCAGCGGAACGCGCCATGAAGTGGCCCGAGAACATAGGGATGATGCAGGGCATGGTGGTTGAGTGGATTTCGCCCCTCCTCCCTGATCGTAATCCGATGGCCACAGCCGTGAAGATGACGGAAGAGCTGTCGGAGCTGATGGGGGCCATGCTGCATGGGGACAAGAACATTGGCGAAGAGTGCGCCGATGTCCTGATCCTCCTCCTGGACATAGCATACCTCAACGGTGTTGATATCTCCGAAGAATTCTGGGAAAAGATGAAAATCAACCGGGGCCGAAGCTGGACCCCAAAACAAGGAGCACTGAAGCATGAAAACGCCAATCAGCAAGATGCTTGACCTGGATTCGGTCAAACGCTGGACGATGGTGAATACGGTGGCCAGCAGCACGGTCGCTTCCCACTCCTTCAACGTGGCAGCGATAGGCATGGCCATCTGGACGAATCTGCACGTGAAGGTGGGGTATTCGGAGCGAGACGTCTGTTACCACGCCATCATGCACGACCGGATCGAAGCGTATTCCGGGGACATAGCCACCCCGGTGAAGAGGGCCATGAGGGAGGCGGGGTTCGACGCGAACGGCAGCATTTACGGGGCTCCAGAGGAAGTTGGACCCACGGAGCACATCTGCGCCCTGCTCAAGATCGCCGACAAGATCGAGAACTGGAACTTCATCAGGCAGTACGGGGTGGGGGACAGGGCCAGAGTGGCGGAGCGTTACTGTCAAACCGACTTGCACGATGCCCTCAATAGCGCTGACGAGGATCTCCAGCAAGCCGCTAAAAAGGTCCTCATCGAGATCCTACGTAGGGAGCCTAAGTTCTGATGGCTAGCAGGGAAGACGACCTCAGGGCCTATTTGAAGGGGCTGTTCAAGGAGGTCGAGGGGAGCTCCCTGTCGATTAGCTGGGTCGAAAGCCCCAGCACGTCGCCGGGGATCCCTGATCTTTCCTATTGTCACAAGGGCATCGAGGGCTGGCTGGAGCTGAAAGCAGGGCCTAAGCCAGAGATCAGGGTGACGCAGGAAAGATGGTTCGAGGAGAGGATCGAGGCAGGGGGACACCCCCTGATCTTAGCCCAATGGGGGCAGGATTACATGGTCATCCCCGGATCTCGGATCTCGGCCCTCAGACGGCGACCAGTCGAGGAAACATTCAGGGAGCTGGCCACCACGTCTTGGCACAGGAGGATCCCTGTTTACTCGCTATTGAAGGTTATGATTTCACCGGAGCAAGAATATGAAGACAGCAGAAGAAATTCTGAAGGAACGGGGGTCGGTGTACGGGCCGTTCGATGAATTGTCGGAGATTTCCCAGGACATTGAGCACCTGATAATCGGGGGCAACAAAAGGGCTAAGTTCACCGCCGCCCAACGAGAGGCCATTAAGATGGTGTCCTCTAAGCTGGCAAGGCTCGCGTGCGGGGACCCGAATCACCTGGATTCGTGGTTGGATGCCTCCAATTACCTGAAATTGGCGTACGACGACACGTTGAAAAAGGTAAATCCGAAGCGGGACGGTCAGGGGGCCAAGCTCAGCGGGTCCGGGTTGATGCGCCAGTTGGGCGCGGGAGGTGAGAGATGAGGAAATACGTTGTTTGGTGCCCGGACCTGGGCCAGGAGCAGGAAGACGGCGCGACGATCCCGGCGACTGACCCCGCCGATGCGGCAGAAGGGTGGGCGGAATGGCACGACCGCAGCAGTGCAGAATATCGGATTGCCAGCGGGCGCGAGGAGATCGTGATAGTCCGCGACGTGGAGACCGGCGAGCAGCGCGAATGGATTGTGCGCGGCGAGGCGATGCCGTACTACACGGCGCAACAGACCGACGAGTAACACACAACTGCCGGCCGCCGTGGGCTGTCGGCTCGAACGAAAGGTTAGGTTCCGATGGACCCGAAGCGAGACTACCGCCGCATGCTGGAAGAAGGGCACGCCGAGATTGACGCTTTCCAGGGCCAAGGCCGCACGAGCCGCCTTGAGTACCTGGCAGACAACGTATTCGACTTCACGACTTACGAAGGCGAGTACAGCGAACTGTTTGCCAAGAAGGCGCTGGAAGTGTGCGCGGCGATCAGCGACGGCAAGACCTTCGACTACATCAAGGAGCCGGAGGGCCGGCTCTGGTACTTGCTGATGGTGAACATGCCGTTCTTCGCCGACAAACTGGAGTGGGGAACTTCGATCCGTGGCGCGTGGTGGGGCGAGCCGCCGCACAAGAAGATCGAGTTCTCAAGCTGCGGCCTGTTCTTGGACGGCGAGCAACTGCACGAGACGATGGAGTTCACGTGCGAACAGTGGCGCGAGTTCATCGCTGCGGTGGTGGCCTACGGTATTGAGGAACCTAACGTTGCAATTGAGCCGCCGGAACGGTCGGCTTGAATGAATTGTTAGGCGTATTGTTGAACGAAGAGGAGACGATGGAATACACAGCAAAGTTACCGACCGAGGTTGGCCTATACCGACACCGCTGGGACTTTCGCGGCCAAATGCGCGAACAAGTGCTGTTTGTTGGCTACACCAACGTGCGAGCGCCGAGACTGCAAGGCAGCGAGCCGAACGCCTACATGCCGCGCAATCTGAAGTGCTGCAAGCCTGACGAACACTTGCACGCAGACCGCCTGACCCCAAAAGAATGGGGCGGATGGTGGGCGCGCATTGAGACGCCTAACGACCAGCATAACCGGCCCGCTTCAGCGGGTCCGGGTTGATGCGCCAGTTGGGCGCAGGGAGATGAGCATGGATTGGCGGGAAACGATGCAGCGCATGTTGGTGCGGATGGAGGAAGCGGGCCAATGGCCTGCCGTCTGTGAGGAAGCGCGGGCTGTGCTGGAAGCAGAGAACGAACCGAGCCGCGAACCTGCGGCCTACTTGTGGGGCGGCTGCCTTTGGCGCACGGACGAGATGGAGCGCGGGCGGCCCGGAGCGGCTGAACTGTACCGAGCGCAAACGCCGCTGACCGATGCCGAACTACCGGAGAACGACATGGAACAAGGCTACTACAGCATGATTGCAACCCCGCGCGAAACGCTCTACGAAGCGGCCTGCGCGATGGACAACCAAGACGTGCCGCTTGAGGATTGGCCGACGAAGCTGATTGCGGCCTTGGCCCGTGCGGGCTTTGCCGTTGTACCTGTTGAACTGCCGCACGACGTTCTTGGTAGAGCGGCGATTGCAGGAGTGGCAGAAACGGGGAACCCGAAGCACGCATGGGATTTCCTGATCGCCGCGACCCGT